TATCTTGAATGGAGAAATTGAATGGGTCGTTTACAAAACGCAGTTCAACAGCTAAAACCAAAAAACCAACCGATACTGAATAATGCAGATAAAGTTTTAGGATTAGTTTCTTTGAATGAAGAAATACTTGCTTTATCCGAGGCGAATCTAAAAAAGAGTGATATTGGTAAAAGAAATAATAAAAATATTTTACAAGATATAATAAACAAACAAAAACCTTTAGAAACTGATAAAGGGAATGTTTCTATTTCATGGATAGATAATTCTAACAAAGTTGCATTTGAAAATGGTGATTTTGATAAAGCATTTCCTTCTGGTAAAGAAGTCTTTATTACATCAAAAGGTGATAAAATTAGACTTACACACATAACAAAAACAGATATGTTTGGTGGTGGTAAGGGTTCTG